AACCGTACCGGGAACCAGGGCGTGAAGCCGTGGGTGCGCGCGACCACCAACCCCGACAAGTCATCGTGGGTGCGTGAGTGGGTCGACCCGTACATCGGCGAGGACGGGCTTGCGGTCGACGAACGGTGCGGTGAGCTGCGCCACTTCACGATCGAAGACGGGGACATTCGGTGGGTCGATGCTGATTGGCGCGGACCGGACGAGGACATTCGCCCGACGAGCTTCACGTTCATCGCTGCAACGCTCGATGACAACCCCGCCCTGCTGGACAAGAACCCGAACTACAAGTCGCAACTGTACAACAAAAAGCGCGTGGTCCGGGAGCGTCTGTTAAGGGGCAACTGGGACGCCGAGGAAATCAAAGGCCCCTTGAAGCAACACGCCATCCAGATCAAGGACACCGTCCCGGATGACGCCGGGCGCGCGGTACGCTACTGGGACCTCGCCGACACAGACGCCGCCGACAACCCGGACGCGTCACACACCGCGTGCGTCAAGACCGTGGCGTTCGAGCGCGAGTGGACGATCTGTATGGGCGAGCGCACCACCGACAGCGGCGACGTGGAGGCGTGTACGTTCTGGGCGCAGGGACGTCCCGACGAAGAGGCGTGCCCGGTGTGCGGGAGCGATACGGACGAGTGGCATACCAAGCCCCGCACCGTGGTGATGGTGACGGCGGCGGAGTGGTTCCAGCTGGAAGGCGACCGTAAGGAGACGATGGTCGAACACGTCGCCTCGAAGGACGGATACGACACCATCCAGGGCGTCGAGCAGGAGCCGGGTGCGACGGGCAAGGATGTCGCCCGTAAGTACGAGCGTCGCATCCTTGACGACTGGCGGGTGGAGTCCGATAATCCGACCGGAGACAAGCTGACCCGTATGGACCTGTGGGTCCCGATGGCGCGGACCGGCAGGCTGTGGGTCCTCAACGAGCCGTGGGCAAGCGACTACATTACCGCGGGACGCTGGGCGCTTTCCCCAATCTGCACCCGGCACCAGTTCGGTGCTGAACCGCTTCGCGGGATACACGGGAACGGGTGCAGTGCGGGGGTTTTCTTTTGGAGGGTGCCGTGATTAACGACGCTTCTGTCACGATCTCGGAGTACGACGCGGACTGTTTCGACGTGCGGATCTGTCAGATTGACAGTGACCTTTGCTCGACGCCGTTTTGGGCTGAAGCGGGGGTGGCGTCAGCTGGGAATGCGGGTACGGTTGTATTGTCGCTGACCTCACCAATGCCGGAAGAGCTAGCCTCTATTCTATCGAGGATTCTCAATCACCCGCACCCGCGAGAAAACGGGTTTACGCTGGGCGTCTCGTGGGAAGATGAAAGCATCGAAATGCTCGTCCTGTGTGACAGCATCATCATTGAGGGGTTGTCCGACAGCGAGGCGCGCGACGCGTCTGCTATCACGGACCTGACGGAAGACACGTTGATTGTGATGAAGGCGAAAGCGGTTCTATAGGAGGGTGTTACGATGCGCATTCAAGTCAAAAAGCGCGGCGCAACTCATTGGCTCGACATCACTGACGATAAGGCGCCGGATGTGACGTATGACGGTCGACCGTCAATGCAGGACATCGTAAGCGCCTACGACGAGATGGGGTGGGACGTACGCGTGAAGCGCGAGTCTGTAAGTATGGGGTCCTCGAACGTGACGGCTGAGATTGTGACCGCTTGACGCCCACCCGACCCAGCGTTACGCTACCTGTAACGCTCCCTCCGATTCCCGCGGACCCGCGTTGCCTAGACGGGTCCTGTGGTTTACGCCTTCCGATACAATTCCGACCTGATTTTGCTCGACGCCGACTCCGAGCGTGACGCTGAGATGCGCGCGTTCTTCGAGGTCGCCACCGAGTATGATGTCGACCCGGACCGCCTCCAAGAGTTGGGGTGGCCGTCGGCGTCGGACTACAGTCAGGTCCCGCTCGACAAGCCTACTATTCTGCAGGGGGAGGGCTAACCCGTGGCACGCCGTATCAAAATCGGCGAGTCGGGAGCCTCTACGGACACCCGCGGTACGCGCCAGGAGAAGGCGCTCGCTGAAGTGTCCGTCGACGACCGTGAGGGCGGGCAATCGGGCGGGTTCATCTTCAACCTGTTCTCGAACGACGCCGAGCGGGAGTTGACGCAGGAGTCCGTGCTGGAGGCGTACCATTCCAGCCCGCCGCTTCACATGGCGGTGTCTGCCATCTCCCGTGCGGTCGGTGAGACGACGTATCTGTGGGAAGACGACGCCGATCCCGGCGACTGGAGTCCCGCCAGCCCGAACCGCTGGCATCAGTCCAGTGAGCTATTCGGTTTAGTGGCGGCGTACCTGAAGCTGACCGGCGAGTGCTACCTGATCAAAGCCGAGACGGCGCGCGGGATTGAGTTGATTCCTATCCCCACACACCTGATCGAAGAGCCAGACATCCGGTCGGGCAAGTGGATTCTGGAAGACGGTGCGATCTCGCTGTCTCAGACTGAATACGACCGTGACGAGTTGGTCATCCTGCAGTATCCGTCCCTGCTCGATCCCTTCATGCACGGGCGGGGCTCCGGTCAGGTTGTCGGCGGCGACGTGGACGTCAATGACGAGGCGGCGCGTTACACGGCGTCGTTTCTGGAAAATGACGCGATGCCATCCGCCATCGTCAACATCGAGGGCGTGACGCGTGACGACCGGGAGCGATTTCGCGAGTCGATGCGTAAGCGTCACGGCGGGCCTAGTAACGCGGGCAAGCTGGAGGCGTTCGACGCTCAGGGCATCAGTGTCGAGACGCTGATGACGCCGTTCGACGAGTTGGGGATGAATGATCTGCGCCGCTACTCCGCCGAGGTGGTACGGCAGGTCTTTGGTATCCCACCCTCCGTCATCGGCGACGTCTCGGACACGAACCGCGCGACGGCTGAGACGGAGGAGTATCTCTTCAAGAAAAACCTCATCAAACCGCTGGTCGACAAGATCGTCGAGGGGCTGAACGAGCAGTTCGTCCGGCAGGATCTTGGCGAGCAGTACACCCTGACGACCGGCCCGATTGTGCCGGAGGATCGGCGGTTCAAGAAGGAACTGATGGCGGACATTCCGCAGGCGTTTCGGGTCAACGAAGCGCGTGCGCTGGCCGACCTTGAACCGCTGGACGGGCAAGAGGGCGAACAGACGCTCGTGGAGGCGATGCCTGCCGGTCCGGTCCGGCGTAACGCCGAGCCGGACCATACCTGTGGGCACGACCACGGGCGTGAGGCTCAAAAAAAAATTACCCCGCTCGCGGTCAAACAGCCCGACGACGAACGGGTCCGCGCCGTTCTGGACGCCGTCGACGCGGAGGACATGGATGAGCTTGAGGATCGATTTGCGGACGCGATGCGGGCGGAGGGTGAGCAGACGATTCAGGGGCTCGGCGAGTCTTTCGGCGGCGGACTGCTCGATGAGGCGGTCGAGGCGAAGGTCAACGACCGATTCAGCTGGGTTCTGCCGGACATCGCAGACCACACACGAGGGCAGTTGCAGGCGGACATTGTTGAAGGGCTCGACGAGGGCAAAAACCCCCGCCGGATCGCCCAGAAGTTGCGCAAGCGGTTCGACGAAGATTACGCCACCTGGCGGGCGGAGCGTATCGCCCGGACCGAGATGCTTACGGCGAGCAACGCCGGAACGTGGGAGGCGCACAAGGCCAGCGACGTCGCCAAGATGCGATCGTGGCTGTCGACGCGTGACGGCAACGTCCGGCCCGCTCATGTGGAGCTGGACAACCGCACGAGCAAGACGCCGATCCCTGTTACGCAGCCGTTCGAGATTGCAGGCGAGTCGGCGAATCACCCCGGCGACTTTCCGTCGGCTCGGCTGTCGGTCAACTGCCGGTGTACCACGGTCGTCGAGTTCCCCGACCGCCGCCGGACGGAGGCCCAGCGCGAGAAGTTGTGGCGACAGTTCGTCAAGCGGCTGGACGACCAAGAGAAGCGCACCCGTGACGTGGTGCGGCAGGCGTTCGCCCGGCAGCGTGACAAGGTACTCGACGCATTTCAGGACGCATTCGACGTAAGGGACGTGGCATGAAGACGCGACACAAAACACGGCAAGTCGGCGAAGTGAAGCAGCCGACCTCCAACGACGGCGGTTCGATGACCTTCGTCGCCTCCACGGGCGCGATGGATGACGAGGGCGACATCATCGAACAGTCGGGGTGGACGTTCGCCGATCACATCCCGTTCCTCTTCTCGCATGACGGGCGCCAGCTGCCCATCGGCAAAGTCGAGGAGCCGCGCGTCAGTGAAGGGCGGCTTTTGGTCGATGTGCAGTTCGACTCCAGCGAGTTCGCCCAGGAGGTCAAGCGCATGTACCGCGACGGCATGATGCGGCACGTCTCGGTCGGCTTCGACCCTATCGACTACCAGAAGATCCCGGATGACGAGCGCGGTCGATACCGATTCATCGAGCAGAAACTCAAAGAGGTGTCGGCGGTCAACATCGGGGCGAACGCGGAGACGCGCCCGCTGTCCAAGAGCTTCGACCCGGACGTCATCCCAGAGCAGTTGCAGGGGCGTGACGCCGGGCCCGACGAGACCAAAGAGGGGCGGCGTAACAGCAAGATGGATGAAGCCGTCCAGGAGCACGTCAAGGAATGCGCCGAGTACCTGAAGGGCGACCGCGAGCCGGGCGACATGAAGATGTGTCCGTTTCATAAAGAGGGTGACCACGAGCGTGACGGTACGACTGCCGAAGACGTCATGGTGGAGGTCGACGCCGAAAAGGTCGCAGATCTGCTGTACGAGCGCCTGCAAAAAGAAAGCGTCACGGATGCTGATACGGATGACGATACGCCCGACACGCAGGGTGGCGACACCGAAGATGTGACGGACGCTGCCGACGATGGCGAGCCGGACGTGACATGTGAAGACGACGATGAAGACAAGCAGGAAAAATCACTGCCGTGGACGGAGGACGAATTCTTCTCACACGGTCAGACGCACGACGGCGCCGACGAGCGCAAGGGCCAGAGCGTGCCCGGTGAATTGGAGACAATGTTCAACTGACAAGAGGTAGTACGATGGAGCCTAAAGAGTTCAAAACGCGGCTGGCCCAGGACGAAGAATTTGCCGGGACCGTCGCGGATTCGATCGCCGAGAACGAGAAGATGCGCGAGCGTCTGATGGACAATCCCGGCTTTCTGAAGTCCATGGCGGACCAGCTTCTGACCGACGAGGTCGGGCTGGTCGAGCGAGCCAAGGGCGAGCTGGAGATGCAGGATTTCGGCGTCTCCCAGCCCGCCAAGGACTACGACGTCACTGACGCGAAGCGGGACTTCTCGGTGTGCGCCAAAGCCGCGTACGCGGGCGTCGACCCGAAGATCGTGGCGGAGGAGCAGAAGTCGGACACGGCGGCTTTCCAGAAGTCGACCGACGAGACCAACTTTACCAGCGCCGGTCTGACGATTCCGACCCCGCTGGCCGACGAACTGATCCCCATCCTCGACGCCGAGCCGATTTTCCTGCAGGCGGGTCCCAACATCATGGGCATGCCCCAGGGCAAGCTCGACATCGGGCGGCAAAACGCCGACCCGACCGCCCAGTGGCAGGGTGAGGCGACGTCGATCTCGACGTCGGACGCCGGCTTCGACATGCTCCAGTTGACGGCCCACAAGCTGACGGCGGGGCACGAGTTCAGCAATGACTTTCTGCGCCGCGACCGCGCCCTGATCGACGAGGGCTTCATGTTCGATCGGCTTATGAAAGTCGCCCAAAACAAACTCGACACCACGATCTTCGAAGGTGGCGGCGGCGGAAACGAGCCGGAGGGGCTGAAGGTCCAGACGGACAGCGGCAAGGTGTTCAGTTCCAACGGCAACAGCATCACCAACCTGACGCAGGATATGCGTCTGGCGAAGAACAACCTGGACAGCGCCAATGTCCCGGACAACGACCGGGCGTGGTTCATGCGTCCCGAGGTCGCCAACGACATCATGTTCGATATCAACGGCGGCGAGGACACCTTTCCGTTCAGAAATGAAATGGTGCAAAACGGCACCATCTTCGGGGACCCGTTCTACACTACCAATAACATCTCTTCGTCCGGGAGCCCCGGCGATTCGGACATCTACTACGTGGAGATGTCCGAGATGTTGGCGGGTCGCTCGACGGACTTCGAGATGGCCACGTCGCCGCACGAGAAGTTCACCCAGGACCTGACCATCCTTCGGTTGGTCAGCCACTGGGACTTCCAGATGATGCACACCGCCGCGTGCAGCATCATCGAAGACTACACGCAGCAGGCGTAAGCCTGACCGATGAACCCCCGCCTGACGGCGGGGGCGTGACGCCCGATACCTTTGATTGCATGACAGGAGCAGAAGATGAGTAGAGCAAAAGGCGATCAGCCGGAAACGAAGATCGTTTCCGCTCTCGACAACCAGGAAATCGCGGCTGCGCTGTCCGGTGACACGGACGGCAACGCCATCGACCGTGACGACTACCAGTGGCCGCGGGCTGCCAAGATCGTGGTCGGCGCGTCCGGGGATCTG